GCCTACTGCCGCAGCTACCTCACGTAGCTGCTCTTGTCTAATAGTGTACGTTGCACGACCATGATGGAAATACTCCCTCAATGCATTGTTAATGCATTCAGTTGCATGTCCCTCAGGCGTCATGTGCTTAGATTTCTTAACACAGTGCAGAGTTTTTGCTATTGAAGCTTCCTCTATCGGTGCTAAATATAATCCCAATTCTTCGCACATTATAGCCCGTCTCTTAAGAAACGAAATGCTATCAAAATCACAAAAAGGCACCGACTCGCTAGTCTTATCGGGCATGGTATATTTGACACCAATACCAGCTAGGATTGTGCTAATACTTGTGTGATTAAATTCATCATTACCCTCAGCAACGGTCATGACATTGTCATCACCATAGCACATTGCTGCAACACGTGTATTAAAACGTGGTACATCTTGTCCTGAGTAAACTGTGTAATACGCATACCTAAGATACAAGCTGTTCACTAAATTATTTACAAATACCGTCGCTGGTTGTCCGGACGGGTTACTACCACTAATCTGTACATAATTCCCATCTATTTCATATAGTGGGTGTATTATTTCTGTGATAATTCCTCTTAATATACAAATATCATCATCAGTGTAACCTCCTGCTCTACCCATTTTGATAAAAACTTCCATAGCACGCGACATAAATTCCGTGCTCATTTTCTTATCAAATGCACCGTAGTCCCCAGCGATGGTCCTATGTCTACCATGTTGTGTTACATGGTTGACAAACCACGTCCACTGTGGACCAGTGGCATTGATTCCGACAGCACACTCATATTCATACGAGTGTTCCATAATGACTTTAAACATAGTCAACATATACTGTCTAACTAACACTAAAAAGGCCATATCAGCACCAGCAAAGATGCGGACCTTGTCCTTAGTCAATTTCGTAGCTTCGTCCTTACGATTAGCCCGGTGTATAGCATAACATCTTTCCCCATTTCTAAAGCACTGCTTCATTTCTTCAATGCGTTCAACGATCATACCATCCAACACCTTGTAAGGCTGTTGTGTGGGATCTTCTGGTTGCACTTCTGTCACGAATGAGCTCTTAGATTTATTTAATGGAAAACCAGCTGAAGTGCTAAAATTCATTGAATCAATACCATAAACATTGGGTATACCATTCAAGGTCTCATGTAGTGGTAACACCTGAATAATATTAACCACATCTTGAGACATAGTAGATTTGACTGTTTCATATAAATCATCAGCAGCCCTATCCAATATGTCTAAATCGACAACATTCTCGATAGTCATCATATTTGACAACTCCCGATGTATGTGTCTTGAATTATTCATACCTTGTGGTTTACCATGCAAACATTCCATGCCCATGATATTCTGTACATGTGGTGATATTATAGTCTTCACAACATCGCTGTGAAAACTCCTACCACCCATGTCATGCTCTCCATACACCCGTCCACTACATTCCAAACCAAGAAAATGGGCTGGATTTCGGGGATGAACATCCTTCGTGGGGGCGACCCATCTCCCATATATTTCACTAGGAAACGATCCTGACGAGGATGCGTGTGGTCCTCTCGACTTAAGCTCGATAATGGCCTTAAGCAAATCTTTACGTAGTAATATACCACACATAGACTTCTTGCCATTACCTGCGAGGTGTATACCAGCTATAGTGGGCGCACCATTTAAAGGCACCGCAATAGCCATACACAAACCTCCAAAAGTCATTTGGTCCATGTCAGCAACAAAACCATCAAAACTGGCTTGTTCATCACCGAAACCTGAGGTACACCATCTATATTCTGGTGCACGCAACACATATTCCATAGTTTCAAAGGAACGTGGTTGCCACAAAAGGCTGGCCACTTCGAATGAACCACGACCTTCTGGAAAGAATTTGGTTATATCCTTATTGTCGCCTACTTGTATGAAATTGACTAGTGCCAGATCCGTACCGGGAATATGCACATATTTCGTAGGGCCCATAGAACTTTTGAAACTGCGTCCCAATACACCATTTGCTGTACATCGCACCTCCACTCTATCTGCCGCTATCGCTACATGTTTGGGCATCAACCAATATGAATTACAAACAGGTAATATATTACAGAATTGTGTTGGTCTACCTTCCTTGTGGATGGTCATATAACACAACTTTTTAGTCAATAAAGACACCAATTGAGCGCGTGTAGCCGTTTTAGCTTCTACACACACTGGTATGGGTTCCCTTTTAACTTTAATCCATTCATTAACTCTCACTTTTTCCTCAGCAAAAGGTTTAGAAATGGACTCTTCCTTGGAAAAGGCCCCACCTTGAGGTACACCTCCATCGACTACTGTATCAACAGGATCTGCTGTGCGATTGAAAACATTATATAGTTTTATCACACCGCAAGTAGTCACAACCACTGCAAGTGCGGTTAACCACTTTTTATTAGGAATCCAATTGCGGTATTTCAAATATGCAATATAGATCTGATAGTGATCGTCCTGTATTTGTTCATTCAGAATGCAGG